GTGTGTTTTCAATGTTAGCAACAACTTCTACAAGAGGTGACTATCTTTCACTCTACAACAAGTCAGGCACTTGGACTATTGCAATGGCAGTATCAGATGGTTCAACAGCATACACACAGATAAGAAATCTTGATATTACACCAGCAACAAATACTTGGTATCATATTGCGGCTGTCAAGAATGGCACTTCGTTAAAATACTATTGGGACGGCTCTGAATTAACCACTGACAATGGATCAGCAGGATCAATGAGTGCAGACAAAGGTATGGACGGTATAGTAAGAATTGGTGACTGGGCAGGTGGTACATCATATGCAATGAACGGACACATAGATGAATTCCGTCTTTCAAAATCAGTAAGATACACAGTAGACAACTTTGTACCAAAAGGTCCTTTTGTAAATGATGATGACACACAGTTATTGGTACACATGGATGGTAAAGATACCTTAACACACTTTGATGATGACAATGGTGCAAAAGCAGTAGAGTACAGAACTGATGAAGATGCAACTAATTTACAACTTGCAGTTCCATTTGATAGTGCAAACGGTATTAATGATGTTTCACATCTTGTTACAGGCACAAGTCAATCATCAGCAGGCGCAGTAACACAAGGAACTTGTTCAGTAGTATCAGGTGGTGGTTATTATTCAAGTTATAATAGTTCATTACATAACAACAACTCAGGCGACAGTGGATTAACATATGTACCAGCAACAGCCTTTGGAGCGGCAGGAAGTGCGTCATACACAGTTGAACTTTGGGTAAGAGCCACAGACGCAACAACAAACAACAACTGGGCACTATCAAGTGGTGACAGTGGTGGTAGATGGTTGTTTGGTATAAACACAACTTCATCAGATAGTTTTGGTAATGAAAACAACATTGGATTAGGTGATACAGAATGGCATCACATTGCTATTGTAAACAATAGCGGTACAAAAAGTTTTTATACAGACGGCGTTTACAAAGGCGCTTGGTATAGTGTAAACACAGGGTTTTCAACACTACACGTTGGACAGTTTCAATCATCAAGTGTAAATGAATTTCGTGGAAATATGCAGGACATAAAAGTATACAATCATGCAAAATATTCAGGTACTGACTCCAGTAATGCTAACTTTACATTACCTAAATCAATTCTTAAACATTCAGGCAAACACGTTGCACTAACACCAACAGGTAATGCTAAAATTTCAGAATCACAAGCAAAATTAAATGAATCATCAATGCGTTTTCAAGGTGACGGAGGCATAATTGTTGAGCCAACACATTCTGAAGATTTTATATTTCCTAAAGCATTTACAATTGAATGTTTCTTTTATGTTCAGCAAGACACAGGTAGTGCAAGTAACACTATCATAGCCAATAAGCAAGACAGTGGTGGCACAGGCACTAACGACTTTTTTGTATTGTATAGAAACCATGATAACAAATTACAGGTTTATTGTGCAGGTGACATGAACGTTGCCGCGGCGTCAGGTACACTTTCAGTTAGCACTTGGCATCATATGGCGTTGGTTAGAGATGACAGTGGTAATTTAAGTTTCTTTGTTAACGGCACAAGACAACAAAATGTAACTGGTAGTAACACACCAGTTGGATCACTTAGCAGATACAAGATGGGTATTGGTAGCATGGCAGACGGTGTTAACAATATGTTAAACAACGGCTCAGGTACTTTGACTGCCTATGTTGACAATGTGCGTGTAAGTGACACAAATAGATATAATCCAAGTTCAACAACTATTGTTGTACCAACAGCGGCACCTCATGCTACTACTGATACACAATTACTTTTAGACTTTAATGGTATAAGCAATTCACACTTTATAAGCACAAACAATGGAATGATGCAGGGCAGAAACGCTCGTCCTCGTTTGGTTGATAACGCTTATCTTAATGATGTAACACCTAAATTTGGTTATCAAAAGGTAACACTTGACGGTTCAGGAGATTATATAGAAGCATACCCAGACTGGGATCTTGCTAATCCTTGGACACTTGAATTTTTCTTTAAGACAGGTTCAACAGGTACTCAGAACTTGTTTGGTATGACACAGAGTAATGCAGGTACAGAATCAAACAGCATATTCATAAGAACCAACGGTGGCAAGGTACAAGTTTACACCAGCACAGTTGGCGGCGGCACTTGGAATGGCGCTGTAGGAGTGAGTACAAGTGGATCATATAGTACAAGTGATTGGAATCACTATGCACTTAGTTGGGACGGATCTAATATAAAACAATTCCTAAATGGTAGTGAAGATTCAAGTACTTCACACGGAACACAGGTGTTTGATAACAATTATTATCAGAATTGGTTTGGTGGAGCATATGGTAGTACAGCATGGTTCAATGGTGACTTAGACGAAATTAGAATCCACAAAAGTGCAGTATACTCAGGCAGTTATACAGTACCAACAACAGCACACACTAATGACGCCAATACTGTATTGTTGTTACATTGTGAAGGTGCACTTGTTGATGACGATGATCTAAGATATCCTACAAATGTTAATGTAGTATTTGGTGGTGAAATAGATACGGCTCAATACAAGTATGGTATTTCAAGTTGGTATCAAGATGCTGATTATGACGGTATAAAAATGTCATCAGAAGATGCATTTGATGAAATTGGTCGTGGTCAATTTACATTTGAAGCATGGGTTAGAAAAGATACAGATATAAGTGGTAATCAATATGTGTTTAACGGAAACAGTGAATTTGCTTTATTCTACAATGACACAAACAATAGGTTTGAATACGCCGCAGACAATGATTCAACAACAAGAATTACAGGCTCAACAGCCATAAGCAACAACACATGGTATCATATTGCTCTTACAAGAGACAGCAGTGGCAATGTAAAGATGTTCTTAAATGGTACACAAGAAGGTAGTACATACGCAGATGACAGAAACTGGGCAAACAACAGTGAATACCTATTTGCTGTAAGCAGAGATGGTGACAAAAGTTGGCGTGGACATATAGATGAAGTAAGAGTAAGTAGAACAGCAAGATATACATCTAACTTTACAGCACCAACAGAACAATTTGTAAATGATAAAAATACAATGTTGTTGTTACACTTTGATGGTTCAGATGGTGACACAGGAAACGCAATTCGTGATGATGTAGGAGTATATAAATGATTTTAGAAATACAATTAATTGACGGCACAAAACAAAACGTAGACGTAGGTGATGTTAGTGAAATGACATCAGATGAAAAAACAACAAACTTAGAAACTAAATTAACAGATGCAGGTATAGACCCAACAGGGTTTTACATTGTTAATGGCGAGGCTGAATAATGACATGGCCAACAACTACTACATCAACAACAAACATTGATGCAGATAGTGACAGCATTGCTGAAGCACGTTTTGAGATATTCAAAAACGTTAAAGATGTAAATTCAATCACAGACGAATTTAACATTGGCACACCTACAGCAAATGATCTTTTAAGTTATAATAGTTCTACAAGTAAATTTGATCTTATACAACCTGCAAGTTCAGTAATGGGACTTTTTAGTTTTAGTGATTTCCCTACAACTGGTGCATCAGGATCGCTAACATATTTTACAGGCACTTTTACAAAAGACTATGGAAGTGATTTAGGAATTACATCAACCACAGACGGCAGTGGGCATTTAGTAGTAACCTTTCCTGCTGGTATATATGTTCTTACAATTCCAGAAGGTACACCAGCACCAACAGGAACAGCGAGCGGTGGCGGTTCAGATCATTCCATGCTCGTCCGTTGGGAAGATGCATCAGACTCAACTACAATATTTGCAACATTAACAAAAAAACGTTTAGATTTTAGTTTGTGGTATTATTTTCATGATGGAGTAAAATTAAATTTTACATCTGATACTGATATAAAATTTCAATTTTATAATGCCAGAGCAGGTACGCCTCGTCCTGTGGTAGAATATCCACAACTAACTATAAGGAGAATATAATGCCAACTTGGCCAAGCGGAACAAAAGCAGGAACAACAAATGTTGATAATGGTAGTGATCTAATTAGACTGGCTCGTCCTGACATAAAACAAAACATAGACAACACTAACGCAATTATTGATACTTTTGATCCTTCAGGTGCAACCAACAATGATTTGTTGACATATAATTCATCTACAACAAAATTTGAACCTACTTCAGCCATAGGTTTAGCAACAACTTTGGTTGAATTTGATGGTACTATCGCAATGGGTAGTGCAACATCCACAGCAGATTACAATGGCGGATTTTCAACAGTGGGTGCAAATACTATAGGCGTAGCAACAGGAACCAGTGGCAGTCGTAGTACTCTAACATTTCCTGCTGGTACCTATCAAATTGGTACAGCAACACCATTATATTATGGTACATATGGATCAAGTGCTGGTTTTAATATAACTTTTAATCTAAAAAAACTTAGTGACAGTTCACAACTTTTTTCTGAAGGTGTTGCGGCAACCAGTTTTTATTTTAGAAATTATAATTGGTATTATGTGGTAACATTTGCATCAAGCACAGCAGTTTATGTAGAAACTATTATTGTCAATAATACTACAGATACCTTTGGGCACACACCATTATTAATCAATAGGCTGGCATAATAAAGGCTAAATCAACAATTACAATAAATATGTTTGTATATACAAGACTAAACATTTACAAGGAGATCTCAAAATGAGTCAAGCAAGTAACTACTTAGAAACGGCCTTATTGGACCATGTTCTAAGAAACACAGCATACACTTCGCCTACTACAGTTTACGTAGGGTTGTTCAAAGAAACAGTAGACACAGCAACTACCAACGCTAATTTAGAAGCAGGTACGCTAACTGACGAAGTTGGCAACTCAAATGATTACACAAGAAAAGCAGTAACATTTGCGGCGGCAAGTTCACCAGGTGGTACAATTACAACAAATGCAAACGTAACATTTGATCCTGCTAACGGTGGTGACTGGGGTGCGATTACTCACGTTGCAATTTTAGATGGTAACACACACGGCGCAGGCAATGTGTTGTTCTACGGTACATTGGCAACAAGTAAAACTATCCAAGACGGCGATACTTTCCAAATTACTACAGGCAATTTGACTATTACACTGGCTTAATAGGGAACAAGCCCTATGGCACTTTATGTAATAGCCAATAATGACTATCTTACTGACGGATATGTTGCAGACAATTTCGTTGGAACAGATAGTGACCTATATGTCAATGTAGGATATACCCAAGATACCATAGAAGGTAGTGCGGCACTTTCAGCAAGTGCATCAGCAACCGCTAAGGGTGGGTTCCTTATTGACTCAGGCTCAATTACATCAAGCGTCAGTATAACTGTCACAACAGCAGACGGAGATGCAACACTTGTTGGTGTAAGTATACCAGCAGGAGCATTTAGTACCGCAGTAGATGGCGACAGGATTGCAGGTGCTACATCAAGCATTTCAACAAATGCAACAACGTCAACAGATGCTGATAGAATAGCAGGCGGCGTTGTTAGTTTATCACCTGCCTTTACAACAGGTGTAACAGCAAACGCAATAGTATCACCAGGCGGCGATATAAGTGTAAGTGCAACACTATCAAGTTCAGCAAGAGCAGACTTTGTTGGTGTTGTAGACATCAACGCATTCCAAACACATCCTACTCTATGGAGTGATAGTGCTACATGGGATGATCCTCAAGATATAATCTGGGGACCAATGGTTGAAACATTTGCTGATGCATTTGCACAAGGTGTTTCAAGTATAAGCACAAGTGCAACACTTACAGCAGATGGTGATGTAACAGCAATAGCAAATATATCACCAGCAGGCGCATTTACAGTTGACGTTACTGGACAGTTTGAAGTTATTGGTAGAGTAAATCAAATTGATTCTACAGTAACAGTAACAGCACAAGGTACAACAAATGTTGTAAGTGAAAACGTTCAAATAGCAAGTGCGGCTTCACTTGTAGCAAATGGTATATTCCAAGTAAACAGTCAACCAATTGCTATAAGTTCATCAGGCACACTTGTAGTTGATGCTGATAGAATTGCATCAGGCGTTGCAACGCCACAAGCGAACGCAACTGTACAAGCAACTCCAAGTAGAACAAGACCGTTTGTTGCTAACCTAACAAGTTCATTTAGTTTAACTTCAGATGCAACAGCAACAACAGACGCAACTGTTATACAAGCAGGATCATTTACTACAACAGTTGATGCAATAAAGGCTGTATTTGCTGAAGCAAGTCTATCAAGTGACTTCCAAACTACACGTTGGGTTGGTGGTAAATTAAATGGCGGCATTGTAGACATCCAAGCATTTACTGTTCAAGTAAGTGCTCTAACAATTTACATAATTGATCCATTTAGAGTTTATACTATAGATTCTGAGTCCAGATTGTTAGGAATTGAAGAAGAAAGACGGATTTACACGCCTAATTCTGAAACACGGGTAAATAGTATTATTGAAGAGATAAGAGAATTCAATGTGCCGTCTGAAACACGAACTCTTAAAACACAACACAAAAAATTAGTGGAGGTTGCAGGCGACCCACTGGATAGGAGAGAATAGCATGGCAGATGGATTAAGTCTAACAGGATTCAAACAAGATAGGGCAGGTACCTATATTGAAAAAGATCCTTATGCAGTACTTGATTATAGTTTAGATTGGCATAACTGGATGCCATCAGGAGACCATATCAACACAATAACAGTAACAGCAGAAGCAATCACAGGTGACTCAGCGCCACTTGTTATTGATTCAACTACAAACACCAATTTTATTGCAACAGCAACAATCAGTGGTGGTACTGTTGGTAACATTTATAACGTAGAATATAAAATTGTTACAGACAACAGTTTACAAGACTCACGTAATTTTAGAATCAGAGTATTGGAGAGAGGACTATAATGGAACAAGAACCAAGAATCACAAAGAAGAAATATAAAACTATTGATAGAGATTTGGTATTTCGCTTGGCGTGTATTCAGTGTTCAGATGTAGAGATTGCAGAAGCAGTAGGTATTTCAACAGAAGTACTTAAAAAAAGATTTAACAAAATCATAGAACAAGGCAGACAAGAAGGCAGACAATCATTGCGTAGAGCAATGTACACTAAGGCAATAGATGGATCAGAAAGGCTACAAATCTTTTTATCAAAACAATATCTGGGTATGAAAGACACACCTGAAGACGGCGATGCGAAAGCACCTCTACCTTGGGAAGATTAAGCAATGGCATTAAGTGACGCACAAAAAGACATTTGCTCAAGTGACGCTCGTTTTAGAGTAGCGGTCACTGGCAGACGTTTTGGCAAGACACACGTGGCAATGAGAGAATTGGCCAGGTTTGCGTCATCACATAATAACCAATTGGTTTGGTATGTTGCTCCAAGTTATAGAATGGCCAAAGGTATTGTTTGGGATCAACTCAAAGGTAGGCTCAAAGACCTACGTTGGGTAGAACAAACAAACGAAGCAGAACTAACAATGAGATTAAAAAACGGATCTAAAATATGTTTGAAAGGCGCAGACTCACCTGACAGTTTACGTGGCGTTGGTTTGAACTTTCTTGTCATGGACGAGTTTCAAGATACAGATCCAAGAGCCTGGACAGAAATTTTAAGACCTACACTATCAGACAAGAACGGTCACGCATTGTTCTTAGGCACACCAAGAGGTGTAGGATCATTTAGTCATGAAATGTTTTCAATGGCTAAAGACACAGAAGATTGGAATTCATTTACATATCGCACTATAGACGGAGGGCAAGTTCCTGAGAAGGAAATTGAAGCGGCTAAACGTGATATGGATCAAAGAACATTTGAACAAGAGTACTTGGCAACATTTACAACTTATTCAGGTGTGGTCTACTACAACTTTGATAGAGATGAAACAGTGAGGGCTTGTAGTGGACAAGACACAAGAGAAATTCATTGTGGCATTGACTTTAACGTTGATCCAATGAGTGTGTCAATAAGTGTAATAGAAGGCAACACAATAAATTTTATAGATGAAATATGTATGCGTGGATCAAACACAGATGAAGTTTGTGATGAAATCAAACGTAGATATCCAAAGTCAAGGATTGTAATGTATCCAGACCCAGCAGGTAGACAAAGAAAAACAAGTGCTGGTGGTAGAACAGATATTTCAATACTACAAAATGCAGGGTTTCAAGTACAAGTGCGTAATGCCCACACGCCAATTAGAGACCGTGTTAATAGTGTGAATGCTAAATTAAAGAACACACAAGAAACAAGAACATTGTTTATTGATCCAAAATGTAAACAGATCATAAGCAGTTTAGAAAAAATGGTTTACAAACCAGGTACATCCGTAATTGAAAAGGATGGAGAATTGGATCACATGGCTGACGCAGTTGGATATTTGGTAGACTTCCTATACCCACTACGCACAGACTTTGAATCTTCTACACCACAACGTTGGGCATTTACTGGTAACAACAATCAATCAAGGAGATGGACATAATGCCCTATATAAGAGATAGAGTAATTAAAGGGGACAGCCGTAACAACATTGATATGATATTAGAGGCGCATAGTGCTTACAAATATTATTTGAATAGATGGCAGTTCTTAGGAGATTCGTACCAAGGTGGCTACGATTACTTCGCAGGAAAATATTTAGAACCTTACTACTACGAAAGTAGAGAGGACTACGAAAAACGTCTACGTATGTTAGCAGTAGACAATCATACAAAAAGTGTTGTAGGAATTTACAACAGTTTCTTGTTTAGAAAACAACCTAAACGTGACATGGGCAGTTTACAAGGTGCTCCATTGGACGCATTTATGCAAGACGCAGACTTAGACGGTAGAAGTTTTGATGCTTTTATTAGAGACCTAAGCAGTCTTACAATGGTATATGGAAATGCTTGGGTAGTAGTTGATAAACCAACAACACAAGTTACAACAAGAGCAGAAGAATTAGAACAAGGTCTAAGACCATACGTAAGTATTTTTACACCAGATAATGTCCTTGATTGGGAATACTCACGTCAAAGTAATGGTGCTTATACATTGAACTATCTTAAAGTAAAAGAAGAAGTAGTTGGTTCTAAGCAATTCATTAGAGAATATACACCAGAACAAATAAATGTGTATGTTATAGATGGTGACGACAAAGACGGTGATCTGTTTGAAACATTGCCAAACACATTAGGTAGAATACCTGCGGTGTGTGTATATGCACAACGTGGCAACGTTAGAGGCGTTGGTCTTAGTGCTGTTGGCGACATTGCTGATGTACAAAAAGAACTGTATGAATTCTCAAGTGAGATTGAACAAATTGTAAGATTAACAAATCACCCAACACTTGTAAAAACTGTTGACACAGAAGCAAGTGCAGGAGCAGGATCAATTGTACAATTACCACAAGGATTAGATCCAGGTCTTAAACCTTACCTACTACAACCAGATGGTGCTTCAATTGAAGCAGTACTAAGTTCTATGCAACGCAAGGTAGACTCAATTGATAGAATGGCTTGTTTAGGCGGTATCAGAAGTATTGAGTCAAGAAGACTTTCAGGCATTGGACTACAAACAGAATTTCAAATGTTAAATGCTAAATTGGCAGACTTTGCAATGAACTTAGAACACGCTGAAGAACAGATTTGGCGTATGTGGGCAATGTATCAAGGTCAAGTATGGGATGGTTATGTAGAGTATTCACGTTCATTCTCAATACAAGACAAGTTTAACGATATCAATATGTTGAAGTTGGCAAAAGAAGCCAACGTAACAGCACCTGGTATGATCAAAGATATTGATGCTAAAATTTACGAAACAATCTTTGAAGAAGAATACGAAGAGCAGAGCGTGGGGGCTACGGCACCTGGTGCAATGGTACATGGTACTGTGACATCAGTGGGTGAGATGGTAAGTCATTTGCGTGAGATGTATAGTCAGGGTTATACAGACGAGCAGATACTTACTCTCCATCCAGAACTAAGTGCGTTGTTTGGTAATGGCGAATAGGTATGTTGCAGATGTTCCGTATTACATTGAGGGCAATGAAGAACGTTTTAGAGAACTGTTGGCAGAGTATAACGAAAACCTACATCAGTTTGAAACAAAAAGTAACAAAACAGCAGGACGACGAGCAAGGAAAAACCTCTTAGAACTGTACCATTTGTGCCGCACACGCAGGGCTGAAATACTTGAAGGTATGAAAGAGTGTGGCTGGCATCAACACCCAAGTTGGGATAATATAGAAGAAGGAGACTAACATGGCTAAAGCAAGAGGCGGCAAAAAGAAAAAAGATAAGAAAAAGAAATCTACAAGAGGCGGTATGCGCCGTAAATAGTAGGTTTTTGTACAAAAATACTAAATACAAACAGTACTGTCAAAGGGCAGGTGGTAACTCAACCAATTGAAAGAGGTAGAATAATGACGCAAGAAACAGCGGTAAATGAAACGGAGACAACTGTTACTCCTACAGAACAACAGGTAGCAACACAGGAAACTAAGGAAAACCTTTTATCACAAGATGATGTAAATCGTATTGTAGCAGAAAGGGTAGCACGAGAAAAAGCAAAGTTTGAAAAGAAATTCTCAAACGTTGATTTAGATCACTACAAGACTTTGGTAGAAGCAGAAGAGTCACGCACTCAACAAGAACTTGAAAAGCGTGGTGAGTATGAGAAGTTATTGAAAGAACAGGCTGAAAAGTTTAACGGCAAGTTAACACAATACCAATCAGAACTTCATACTATTAAAGTAGACGGTGCTCTACTAAATGAGGCAAGTACGCAAAAAGCAATCAACCCTCAACAAGTAGTAAGCCTATTGAAAAACCAAGTCAAATTAAATGACGCAGGTGGAGTAGATGTAGTAGATCAAAACGGAAATGTGCGTTATGATGACAATGGTTCGCCCATTGCACCTAACTCACTAATCAAAGAGTTCCTTAGTGCGAATCCACACTTTGTACAAGCAGGCCCAAGTGGTTCTGGTACAGGACAAGGCGTAGGTAAGCAAACTCCAGTGGTAGACAACGACATATCCAAGTTGGATATGACAAACCCTAATCACAGAGCCCAATATGCAGAAATCATGAAAGGCAAAGGGATTAGATTATAATAGAAATGCTATCAATCTAAAGGAGATATAACATGGCAGATGAAGTAAAAACNGGTAGTTCAGGTCCAATTGAGGCCTTTTACGCCAATATCGTACAATCAGCATTGTACACAATGAACGAGAAGACTATCATTAGACCTCTTGTTCGTAACTACGACATGACTGGAACTCCAGGCTTAACAGCACAGGTTCCAATTTACCCATCAGTAGCGGCGGCGGCTGTAGCAGACGGCACAGACTTAGCCAACACAGCATTCGCTACAACATCTAAAAACATCACAGCAAGTGAAATTGGTGTAATGGTTGAACTAACTGACTTAGCGTCAGAGTCAGCAAACGAAGATGTAGCGGCGGCAATTGGTCGTCAATTAGGTTCAGCAATGGCTGAAAAAGTTGACACTGACTTAGCAGGATTATTTTCTGGCTTTTCAACATCACTTGGAACAGGTGACTCAGAAATCACAGCAGATATGATCTTCCAAGCGGCGGCAACACTAAGAACTAACAATGCAGACCAAAATGGTGGTTATGTGTGTTTACTACACCCATTCCAAGCATACCAACTTAAAAAGCAATTAACTAACGTAGGTGCAACTATGTCTCACTCACTAAGTGACACTGGTAACAATGCGTTAAGAGATGGCTTCTTAGGTAAAATTGCTGGTGTAGACATTTTTGAATCTAACGTAGTATCAGGCGCAAGTGCTGGTGCATATGTTGGTGCAGTAATGTCACAAGATGCATTGGGTTACATGGTTAAACGCAATATGCGTATTGAAACAGAGCGTAACGCTTCTAAACGTAGTTTAGAAATCGTTGGTTCTATGGCATACGGTGTAAGCGAACTATTTGACACTTATGGTGTTGGTTTAGTAGCAGACGCACAGATTGCCTAATCAATCTTAACTGACTTAGAATAGGGCGTTTTGGCGCCCTATTCTTTTATACGAATAAATACAAATGGATGAAGAAGGACTTCACCAATAATGTTAGGAGCAGGACCCTATGGCTATATTAGCAACAATAACTGATGTCGCGGCATTTGAGCCAGACATTGAAAATTACGGTATTTCAGACTTTGACGGCGAAATCGTAAAAGCACAATCTGATGTTTTTAGAGATTTACGCATTCGTTGGTGGCCCACACAGCAAATTGGACTTTACGATGTAAAGCACGTGGCTGGTGGTAATCAAGAGCCAGACGAAGAGTTATATACACCAAGTCAACTGACCCGTGCCTGTGTCTATCAAGCATTGGGGTATCACATTTATCCAAAACTATCACGATTTGAACCTGACGTAGACGTCTTTGAAAGAAAGATGGAACACTACAGAGCAGAGTATGAACGTGAAATGGATTTAGTACTAAGAGACGGTGTGGAGTATGACTTGAATAATGATAATACAATTTCAGACAATGAAAAAGTAGCAACTCATCATCTTCGCCTAAAAAGGTAGATAGCAAATGAGTTTACGCAATGACATTGCAGACAACATAGTAGAAGTTCTTAAAGACATTGCTGACCCACGTCCTGTGTTGGTCACAAGAGAACCATTTGATGTTGAAAAATTAGCAATAACACAATTCCCCGCAATATTAGTACAGTCAGGTTCAGAAGAACGTGACACAGAAACAATGGGCACTGGCGGTGTTCGTCGTGGTACTATCTTATTTCAACTTAGAGGCTTTCAACGAGGCACTGAGTTAGATAACAAAAGAAATCAACTAATTGAGGCAATTGAAGAACAGTTAGATTCAGACAGATACAGAGGTAAAACGTCTGGACAAGTACAAAATTCAATGGTCACAAGCATAGAAGTAATTGAAAGATTGGCTCCTCTGGCTGAATTTGTAATCAACTTTGAGGTTACATATTACTTCCAAAGAGGATCAGCATAAAGGAGAAAACTATGATCAAAATGAAAAAAAACAATTCAATTAAAGAGGTCAAGGATCATTCTTTAGTTGAAATGTATGAAAAAGAAGGTTGGACTAAATTTTTAGATGCCCACGTAGAAGTGAAGGCAACTGTAAGTCCTCCAAAAAAGAAATTTACTGAAGAGGTAAACCTTGACAGTGAAGTGGTGGACGTGACGCCCACAGAAAAAAAAGCGTCGTTTAATGAAACCAGCAACAAAGGAGAAAAATAATGGCTTTAGCAAGTATTATTACTGGAAACAATGGTGTAGTTAAAATGGCAGATGCGAGTGATTCTTTAACATCAATTGCGAGCGTTCGTTCATTTTCTTTAGAAATTACATCAGACACAATTGAAAGCACTACAATGGGTAATGACAGCAGAACATACCTAAAAGGACTAAGTTCTTTTTCAGGTACCGCTGAAATTTACTACGATGGAGATGTTTTCCCAACAGCAGACAGCGGAACAAACCTATCAGGTTTGAATCCAACACTTGAAACTGTTGGACACTCACCTTACAACATTGAGTTATTCCCAGATGAAACTAACCATGCGTCAACTAAATTCGCAGGCGACATCATCATCACAGGGTTNACACTTAATTCATCTATGGACGGCATGGTAGAAGCATCTATCAGTTTCCAAGGTAGTGGTGGCGTAACTTACACTAACACGTAAGAAACGTAAACGTATGAAAGTTGAAGTTCTTGGCATTAACGAAACTATAAGGTTTCTTGGAACAAGTGTTACTGATAAAGTATCACAGGTTGCTTCTATCTATTTGGAAGAGGCAAAGAAAGCAACACCTATTAAATCAGGTAGAGCAAGAAGAAACTGGACTAAGAAAGTTAATCGCCAAGACTTTGACGTTTCAAACAATGTGCCTTACATAGGCAGATTAGAAGAGGGCTATTCAAAACAAGCGCCAAAAGGTATAACGAGGGTGGCTTCAAGGCGTGCTAAACGGAGAGTTCAGAAAATATGACACAAGAAAACAAAAAACCAAAGTCTGTATTAGATACAGCAACCGCACATTTTAGAACAAAAATTAGCGGAGATATGACACACATCACAGTCCCAGAATGGGGTGATGCAAAGATTTATTTCAAATCTTCAAATACACTCACGGAAGAATCAAGACTTCTTAACCTTGCACAACAAGGCAAGACTGTAGAAGCATTGGTTGAAACACTTATTACTAAGGCAAGAAAAGAAGATGGTTCTAAGATGTTTACAATACATGACAAAGCAACTTTTATGAATGAAGTTGACCCAAGTGTTGTTATCAGAGTGTGTGGTGAAATGAATCAGGCTTTAGACAGCAATCTGGAGATTGTGGAAAAAAACTAAAAAGCGATCCTGACCTTATGTTTATGTACAGGTTGGCAAAAGATTTGGGTCGCACAGTTAACGAGGTTATGCAAATGACTTCAGCGGAGTTTGTAGGATGGGTTGCATTTTATAAACATGAAGCAGAACAAGAACGCAAAGCGATGAACAGCGCCAAGGCAAGGAGATAAAGAATGAGTGATGTAACAGTACGTTTTAGAGGTGATACACGCCAACTTGATCGTGCCTTGGGTGGAGTCAATCGCGGTCTTAAAAGAGTAGAACGTAATTCTAAACAAAGTCGCAGAGCCTTACAAGGCATTGAAGCAACTGGTGGTAGAGTTACTACAGCATTAAGAGCCGCAGGAGCGGCTCTGGTTGCCTTTGGTACAAGTAGAGCCATTGGTGGTATCGTAGGTGCCACAACAGCAATGGAAGGTTTCAGAACACAGTTGACTACCTATCTTGGTTCACAAGAATTAGCCAACGCTGAAATAGATAGACTATCAAAATTAGCAAGAAGTTTACCACAAGACGTTAACCAACTTACAGAAGCATTTGTTATCTTCCAACGTTTTGGTTTAGATACATCAAATGAATCAATGAAAGCGTTCTCAAACATTGCGGCGGCTAACAGTAAATCAATTACACAGTTAGGTGAAGCAGTAGCAGACGCACTTACAGGTGAGTTTGAACGTCTAAAAGAATTTGGTATCAAAGTAAGAAATGAAAATGGTACCTTTACAGCAAAAATTGGTGAAGACCAAGTAGCAGTAGCAAAATCAGCCAGTGCCCTTGTAGAACAACTTAAAGCACTTGGTATGGAAGGCGGACGATTTGGTTCAGTTACAGTTGGACCATTAACATTGGCAATGTCAAACTTCCGTGGTGCAATATTTGAAGCAAGTGCGGCACTTGGTGAAGGCGGCTTTGGAATGGCATTGGCCAGTACTGTTGATAAAATTACAGAATTCATTACAGAAAACGACGTATTGATGCAACAGATATCAAGAGGATTGACTGTGGCTACATTAGCGGCAGGTGATGCTTTTATATTCTTACTAAACAATTTAGACCTTGTAGTATATGCAATGGGAGCCTTGATTGCTTTACCAATTATCAAATTCTTCTTTGGATTAGGAACAATGTTAATTGCAACAGTGGTTCCTGCTGTGATTGGATTGCTTAGAGCATTTACAGGTCTTGCAAAATTTGTAGTTGGCACACTTATAAGAGGGGCATTGGTTGCTCTTAGTGTGGCATTTAGTAAAGTGGTATTGATAACAGGTGCTGTGGCAGGTGCGGCGTATGGATTGGCCAAAGCATGGGATTATGTGTTTGGTACAGAA